AGTGCTTCCGCTACTAAATCTTTAGAAACACCATAATCTAATCTATTATCAGCATTATAATGATTAGTTACATCTTTATAATAAGTCCAAATATAATCATAATGTTGTCCTACTAATTGTACAAAAGAATAATAAGGTGAATTTCTTTCATCATCACGTATATATTCAGGTATAGTGTAGTATAAATAATCTTGGTTATCTCTATCATATATAGAAGCACTTAGTAATCTTCCTCCATAATAAGCAGATGTAGGGTTAGAACTACCTAACCAATTTAAAACTTGAGTACTACCTGTTGAATATAAAATGTAAGGTATTGTATTGTTAGATTTAGGCCAAGTATATGAACCTGATTCATAGTACATGTAATACTCATAACCATCAAAATTTTGGATTATATCTGTTATTTTATTTTGAATAATAACAGAACTTGTTAGTGATGATGTGACATTAGATAATGAATTTAATTCATTATTATATGTTTCTATTTGTTTTATTTTATAGTAAAAATTATTTAATCTAACTTCAGCTGAGGAGAAATGTATAAAATTAGAAAAATCAGTGTAATCAAGACTGATATCAATTGATTTTTCTTCTAATATACTTTTTATTTGATTTATAGATGAAGTAAGAGTATTAGATAATAATGAATTATAATTAGTATAATCTGTTGAATTATTTATCCTATCTTGTATATTTAAATTAAAATTTGGACCTTTTATACCAAATGTTACTACTGGTGGGGTTATAGGTTCTGGTGTGTAGGTTATATTAAATGCTAAAGAATTAGCTATTTTAATTACAATCCACAATGGAGTATTTACATTTATATTACCAGGTAATGGTTGATATAAATTAATTAGTATTTCTAAAGTTGAAGGATTATAATCAAAATTATTAGCTATAACTAAGTTATTATTACCAAAATTTAAATAAAAATCTTCAAAATAAAATGAAAGATTATTACTAACTAAAGCTTTAAATGATTCTAATTCTTCTACAGGTATAGAATTTAATAAACTTAATTTTAACTCAGTTCTATCAGCTGATATTTCTTTTATAAAAATATTTTGGTTAGAAGGAGAAGATTGGAGATAGTTGCGATAAAAATTATAATATACATTGTAGTCTCCAGATGTAATTCCTTTACGGCTTAAGTCTGAAGTTGGGTCTATTTCAATAGAATTAATATTATTTGATACTACAGTTCCATTTATTGGGAATGAATAAGTATTATAATTATAGTCTACTGTTTGAAATGAATTATTAATAGTAGATACAACATATTCTATATAGTCTGTAGATGGATTAAATGTAGCCTCAATTTGAGTTGATGGAATCAATCTTTCATCATTAGATGAATACGGGATAGGAGGTAATATTTGATTTACATTTACAGCCATTTTTATATATTTTGTAGACTAGATGATACTTGTAAGTTAATTAATTGTTGTTGAGAAGTTAATAATTGTTGTCTCAATGATGTTATTTCATCTAATAAAATTTGAATTTCATCATTAGGGGTTGATGATTGTATATATTCTCCACTTGTTTTAACTAAATAAGCATGTGAATTTATATTACCTTCAGCAGGTATATCATAAAATATTTTAGTATAATATTCAAAAAATTGCTCAACAGTTATTGTATCTTCTATAGGAATAGGAGGAACATATTGGGTTAAAGAAGTATCAATAACCTTTTTATACTGGTCACTGTTATAAACAGTTTTATTTAAAATGTAATTAGCCATTTATTACTTTAAAAGTATAATCATTATCAAATATTAAAACATTTCCATCTATGGTAGTTTTAATTAATATATTATAATATCTTTCAGGTTCTAAACCATTCATATATAATGTAAAATAACTTCCATTAGTATCCACACTTAATTGAGTAAATTGATCATCAAAATCAATTACATATTCATTAGTGTATGTATCTTTAATGGCGTAATATGATGCTGTTGGTAAAAAATAATTTTGAGTAAAATAAGAAGCAGTTTGGAATGTTCTAACTGGGTATTCAGGTCTACTATTTACTCTAAATTCATTTACACTGTCGGGATAAAAAGTTCCAGAATTATTATCCACAGCTACTGTAGCTGGGAGTGTATTTAATTCAGTTAATGATCCAGTATTAAATGAGTAGTCTCTCCATTTTATTTCTAATTGAGGAGGATATATAGTATGAGTATCTCTAGAGAAATAATCTAAATTAATATTATATAAAAGATTATCTATAAATTCAACCGCTTGTTTAATAATAAATCCATTATTAGCTATTGAACCTGAAAACCAACTTCTGACTATAGGTGTGACATCTATGTTTATATCTTTGTCATCATAGTATGAAAATGACTGCGTATAAGATGAAGTATACCAATTACCTCCACCACTCACGGAACCATATGATCCTGTTATTCCCGCAGGAAATCCCGCTGTTCTCCAAGCACCACTACCAGAAGATAATCTATTATACCAACTTACTCCATTAGTATATTCTGGGTTGTAAGAATATTTTCCTGTGCCCATGTTCCAAGAACCAGTCACAGCATATACTTCTAAAGTGGTATCTGAGTTTAATCCATTTGCTTCTGCTATAAATCCTCTTAAAGAAGCACTCCAAATAGAGTTACTTACTTTATTAGTGATTACATCTGATATTTCAGTTGAGGAAAATTGAATTAAGGTTCTAGTAGCTTGTGTATTACCACTATCTTGGGCGTCTTCAATATTTACAGATAATATTTCATTCAATCCTGTGTTTTTGTTAGGATATCTAGAATATATTGTTGCGTCTTGTGAAGGGAATAATTTGTATACAGCCATTTGTTATAAATATAAAATATTAAAAAGATACAACTTTACCTTTAATATCATTATTAGGATATTTTACTTCAAATATCATTGGATCTAAAGATGGGTAAATAACATTATTTTGAGTAGCACCCACTATATCATAAGCGTACTCTGAGTATCCTAATATAGCTCCAGTTTTATTAATTATATTTACATTTTTGACAGTTTGTACTCCTTCTACTTTATCTAAAAGAAGATAAATATCTTTTAATATAATAGGCTCATTTATCTGCCAATTATTTAAATTAAAAAATTGTTGAAGTTGAGTAATACAATTAAATAAAACTTCATTACTATTATATTGAGGATAAACTGTTATATCAAAATCTGCTCCTATATTAATAATAAAAGCATCTTTAATTTTAATTGAATCATTTATTACTCTATATTGAGATAAGTAAGTTGATAAGTTTTGTTTTAAAGCTGGGGAAGCTTGAGTTAAATTACCATTAACATCATATGATAAAACAAATAAATCTAATATTGAAGGTGTTTCACCTGGGAGTAATGATGATATTTTTTGAGACTCTATATAAGCTTTTGAAATTGATCCATAATCTGGTGGTAGGCTCATTGCTCTAACTAAATAATCATCTAATGTCACACTTCTTTGTTGGGTAGTGAAACTAGCTAAAGAATTTAATCTTATTTGTTCAGTTGTATCTCCTGTGGAACCACCATTAGCAGCTAAAGGATTATTTGTAGAAACAGAATTAAATACATATTGAGCTAAAGTAGAATCTAGTCCATTATTTAATTTAATATTATTTTTATTAGTAATAACATTTAATAAACCTGATGCTACATTAGCTGTAATTCCTCCTCCAACTAAATATCTTACTGTTAAAGTAGTATTATTAGGAGCAATACCATAAGTATCTGTATATAAAAAGTTAGCTGGTGAGAATGCTGTAGTAAGTAATGAACGCTTATATGGTAAACCTAAACCTATGTTATCTGGGTTAGGGGTAATTTCCTCATCAACATTTGATGTATTTGTTCCAGCTCCAAATTGTAACTGTAGGGTAGTAGGAGATATAAAACGAGTTACAAATCTACGAGGCGTTTTCTTTAATTGTAATAAAAATGGAACATCTCCTTGGTCTGGGGAGAAATTAGGATTATTAATATTAGTATTTTTAATAGTGTCATAAGTCATTTCTTGAGCCAAATATGGTACTTCATACCATGTATTACCATCACTATCTACTATGTCTAGTATTTTAATTATATTAGAATCTTCAATTTCTACAGTTGGGTATTTTTCAACAGTACCAAATGAAAATGTAGTTGTTTTTAATTCAGCTGATATAGCTTTTCTAGTCTTTTTTAATAAAAAATAATCAACATTACCACCAGTTGTTTGGTAAATTGTTGATGTGGTTGGATCTTGTGAACTTGAGAATGCAAAATCTACTGAGTCTTGTACTAAGAAAGATACATTTTGACTTAATGAAGTATTAATCTGGGTGTTTTCTTGTAATTGGATAGCGTAGTTATAATCAGGAACATAATTTGCTCCTAGAAGAACAGCTGGGATTTGTTGATATATGTCTATATCAACTACAGATACACCAGTAATTTTAGGTCTGTATCCTAACATATATGCTAATGAGTATATATTATTTTGTTGTCTAGTATATTGGATGAAATTTTCTTGAATTTGGTTATCAAGATAAAAAGATAATATATCACCTACATATGCTGACATTTCCAAGAACATAGTACCTGGGGAGCTAGGTGTGAAATTAGCATATGTTGTTGGAAAGTAAGTTTTAGAGAATTCAGTTAATGTGTTTTTAAATTCACTAAAATCTTTATTAATATATTTAACGTCAATGTTTTCAGCCATGTTATAAAGTTATATCTATAGAGTTTCTATTTCCAGCAAATGAATAATCAATAATTATATTGATAGAATTAATATCATGATCTGGGGTTATGGTTACATTATTTACAGTTATTTGTGGGAAGTTTACTTTTAAACCATCTATAATTTGTAATTTAAGATTATTTAAATTTATTCCTGTTATATTTTGAAAAACAAATCTTCTTAAATCACTACCATAATTTGGATTAAGAACACGTTCATCTTTATTAGTTAACATATAGTTAATAATATCCGATCTTAATTGTTCTGTAGTAGTGTATGTTGAACTAAATACAGCATCTGATCCACTAATTATAGAACCAACAAATGGGACACTTACTCCTATTGCTAGTTTATAATCAAGATCTAATGGATTATTATTTTCTATTCTATATGCCATTATTTAGTATTCATTAATCCCATTATTTGATCTAAACCTACTTCCCCTCCAGGTAAACTTGATCCTTCTCCAGCTGTGTTAACAGGGGGTGGAGTATACGCTGGTTGCGCATGTGATGAGTTAGCAGTAATAGTTGCATCAAATTCACCTCCAATCATACTTCTTAAATTACGTTTAAGATCATGATTTACAGTAGTTCCAGATGTTTGGAATGATACTGGTTGGTGAGTAGGAGTGTATGTTTCTTGTACTACTGTTTTAGATGATTTAACTGCTTCAAGTAGAATATCTTTTAACTCTTCTTGAATTGCTTCACGTACTGCTTCTTTAATTAATTTTTTTAGTCCGTCGATTTTCATATGATTATAAATATTTGATTATTCAGCTGTTATATTAGGATTTGAATCTATTATAAATTTTAATTGAGATATTAATACTGTTGGATCTGAGGCGAATGAAGAGTCTGTTTTTAGTACATCTACACCTTGTTTATTTTGAGCCACAGCGTAT